TCTTCATATTCTTCACGATATAATACACCATCATCACTGAATAAAATAGTATTACTATATTTTCCAGTAGGATCAGTTAGATCAAAATATCTACTGATTCCACTGCTTGTTCTATTAATAGTTTTGATTTTTAATACATCTTGATCCACACTCAACGGACTAATATTATAATCCTCAGCAGTTATCATCCTGTTTTGTGTATAATAAGTTGCTGGTGCTTTTACTTTTACTTCTTCATCACTTTCAGGTGCGCTACTATTAGCTACACTTGATTGTAAACTCATTGATATACTTAATATTTCTAACTGTCCAGTATTACTAAGATAAGAAAGGTCAACACTGACATTTCGCATATCTTTTGGATTAATTGTATATGTCAATGCATTACTGGTTCTATAATATAACCTAAAAGATCCAAAAGGTATTGTAGCAAATATACCATCACCAAATGCTAGACTGACTCGATCATTAGTCCTTGTGATAACATTATAGATGTTTTTAATATTCTTTTTAATGCTATTATAAATGATATTATTAGCTTCTAAGTTAGGAACCTTTTCCCAATATTCACTTTCAACTCCATTAGCATTTAGCTTGTATAACCATACGTCAGTATCATTAATATTAGTACTATCAATATCCACAATATCATTACTTACTGGTTGATTTAGTGTAAATGATCCAGTGTTCAATGTTCCTTGTTTGAACATTGTAAAAAATCCACTGTTAATACTGTTGGCGCCTCTGCCATCATCTTTATATATGAATGCTAAACGTCTCCCTGCAAGCGGAGGTTCTTCAGTTATTGTGCTATCTTTGATTACTGTGCTTACAACTTCAAAATTCATACTACGACCATCTACGGCTTTACTAAACCCAAATACTGGTACACTAGCTCCTATAGTCTGTAGTCTATATTGCTCTGTTGGGATTCCTGTTACTTGAGCAATACTATCAGGACTACCAAATTGTGCAGTTATTGGCAACGCTGCATTTACTATTCTTATAAATTGATCAAACCAATTTGGGTTCGATGGATCATTCCATATAATTTCTTGATTACTTACATTGCGCCCATTGCCATCAATTACATCTTCAGTAGTACTTACACTATCCCACTTAAGTAATCCTGTGGCAGGTTTATTTCTTTTAGCATTATAACTAAGTGTTCTTGACAGTCTTAATATACTTTCCCTACGTTCTGCTAGTTCTAAAAAGTTTTCTCTAGCGTTTAAGTCTACTCTAAAAGCAAAACTTTGTCCTAAAAATGCCATCATATCTATTAAGGCCAAGTATTCACTGCTTTCAATATAGTCATTGAAGTCTTCTGGATAGTTTTCACGTAGATAATTGATCATTACTCTGCGTAAATTTTCAAAGTCATAACTGGCGAATTCAGCGTTTTTATAGCTTTGATAAATTCTTTTCCAGTCTTCGGCTATGAGTAACCTATTTTGTCTATCGGTGGCTGACATAAACTATCCTTATTTGATATTTAGTATGACCATTATCTACTAGTTTAACCTATTAATCCTAAGCTTTGATCAAATCTAAATTGTAATTTTTCACTAATATTATAAGGCAAATAGGTCAGTTCACATTCAATTTGAATCCCAGTTTCATAAGCAGTGACAATAATACTGTCTGCTGTTATTCTAGGATCATAATTTATAATTGCTGTAACATTATCTAACACCAATCTTCTAACATCATTAGTGAGTGGTTCAAAAATTAAATCCCAAATCACAGTGCCAAACGTAGGATCACTGAGTTTTTCACCCTGTCTAATATGAAAATGGTTAAGTAAATCTTGTTTAATGAGGCTTAGATCGTACAAACTAAAGCTTTCGCTATCAGCGCTCACTGTACTAAACCCTCTATAGGTGCGTGGTAAGGGCGGTTTTTCAGATTGATATTTGCCCTTAACTACAATATTATCATATAATCGCTGTATACTCATTTTTTCACCTTACTAAAAGTATCATATTTTGTGGTATATTTGTGCTTGCTAGGCGGCCATCCTGGCCAAAATATTGGCAAATCCTTATCCACTAACAAAATTGATTCACTATTATCTTCATATCTCTCATCAACATCTCTGTTTGTTTTATCAGATTTAAATTGTTCTGGATCAAGATTTTCATGATGTGGCCAAGGTTCGTGTGTTGGCACGCGACGCATAATGGTATTAAATAGCGTTGATCCATTTTCATCTGGCACACTGTGAGTTTTTAATACTTTTGGTAATTCAGCTTCGGAAGCCATAGCTGCTGTGGCTGCCGTAGGGCCATTCATATGTATTACTGGAGCAGATTCTATGATACCGCCACCGGCATTTGTCTCATTGCTGCCTCCACTGGTCATATAAATGTGCCCGCCTGCATTGAAGTCATAATCGCTGCCCACTTTATGAAGATACTTTGAATCAAACTGGATGTTCACATCCTCTTTAATTTTATGCTGAAAAGTCTTATCATAGGTTATATCAACGTCTTTTTTAATATGAATTTTTTGATTTTCATCTACAATTAAGATATGATCTTTTAGTACATTTGTATGCATCTCTTCTGCAACTTTTATATTAAAATTACGCCCAGCTTCCATATTAATATCACGATCAGCATAAAAATTAAGATCATTCTTTGTATGTACACTGATACTGTCTTCACAATAAATGTCCATTTTGCCATCACTGGTAAGTTCTATCCAAGCAGTGCCTTTGGCATTGCCTATATAGATTAAATCCTCAGTATTATGCATCAATATTTGATGCCCAGTACGTGTGCGTATTCTTATCAGCTCATTGTGTAGCAATTTGCGATTACCATCAGTGTCGCCATCTTCTACAGCAGCATATTCTGGTGGGCCTTCACTGGCACTTTTAATGCGTAGGAATTTGTCATCACCATCATCCATAACAAAACTACTACCACCTAATCTACTAAATGGCAAATTGGTCACTTCATATTCTTTTTTGCCATATCTGTGCATAGGACCATCTTTATCTACAGGTCCAGGAGTACTAATACCAAATACGGAGCTAGGCCACTCTCTACGTGCGCTACTGGTTGTTATGCCTCTAATATCATCGCGTAACAATCCTTGATTTTTGTACACTTCAGTAAAATATGGATGTGGTGGTTTTTCAATCTGTGTTGTATCTTTTTTAATTTGTATATCTGCTTTTTTATTAAATTCGGCAACAGGCACACGTTTCTCTATACCAGTAGTATGAAAACTGGTAGCTGCATATCCAGGAATCATAAAATTCATATCTTTTTGCTGTATACAGCCTAAGTAATAACCTCTTGCTGGGTCCCCTTCAACAAACACACAAACAACCACAGTGCCAATATCTGGTGGCACCATCCACATACCATAACTTTTTTGAGTTCCTTCATAGACATTTTCTTTACTATTGGAATCAAAATTAGTGATACCTAAAAAAGGACTGATATATTTTACACTGGCCAGTTGTCCAGTTCTTTTAGCATCATTACCTACTTGTCTTAATTTTTCAACCTGTAAGGAACCCATGTAATCAGGATCTAAGTGACTGACCACTACGGCCAATATCAGTCCAGTTTCTTTAGTCGATGAATCTTCATCCAACGATTTTCTATTCATTTCAGGCATTAATAAGTGTCCTCTGTTTGATCTGTTACTTCCCTATCTTCACTTGGCCTGTTTGGCACAGTTATATCATCGGGCGGCGGCTGGCCGCTAGATTTTGCCGGCATGATGGCAAGATCATGATTAGGAATTCTTGATAGGTCTAGTGTTTGAACAAACAAGCCTCGATCAAAAGTGCTTTCTAAAGTATTGACCCTGTATACCCCACTGATTACAGGTATTGCTTTTGGTCCAGGAAAATCATATAAATGTCCATTAATATCAGTAGGATTTCTAAAATTTATCGTGATAAAAACCATACTGCGTTCATAATTTATTGTGCCATCACTAGTTACATCGTCATTTGTAGTACCTTGTGCTGTATAATTACCAATTCCACTGTCACCTAAATAGAAAGGATCACCTAAGATTTTCATAGATACAGTGATCATATCACCACTTTGATTTATGGCCTTTTGAAATTGCTGCACAACGAGATTTCCAGAATCTTGAGGCATTACCCCGCCTCCATTTTTTTTAAGTTCTATGTCACTTGGCATCACTAATAGCTTAGTAGCAGCACTGCCAACTTGCACATCGCCATGCTTACCTTGTTTATATTCTTCAGTAGCATCATATAGGGTGCCATCTGCTCTACGTCTAAAATTTGTAACTTTGCCCCCTTCAACATGAATTGTAGTTATAGGAGTTGCTACTGTGGCATTTTCATCACGTTGTTTAGCATCTTCATTGCTAACGCCTGCATCTGATGTTGTGGCCGTATAAAATGTTGCTGCAAATCTTACTTGAAAATCTAAGATTTCTGTATTTTTACCAGTGTACTGATAATCATATTCTTTAAGAGGTTTTTCTAGATAAGGTTTATTACCTGACAGCATAAAAAACGATTTGTTTACTCTATAGGGGATTACTCTAAATACTGTAACTGTGGGCATTCTACCTGTAGTCTTCATATTAGCATTAGTATCTAATAGATAATATTGTGTACTAAGTTTATACCATTCTATTTGTCCATTTTTAATATTTTCTGGTCGTAGAGCTTCTATACCATAAAGACTACTGCTGATCACTTCATTAAGAATAGTGCTAATTTGAGTACCTTGTTTAAAATGCGCTTGACCTTTTTCACTGTCTATTTTTAACGCACCTCGAGTAAAAACTTTTTGGTCCTTATCCCATACAACATTGTCTTTACCAAATATTGCTTCCACTTTTCTTCGATCAGTGAATCCCATATTGGCTTTGCCTATTGCATTAACACCACTTTTTTGCTCATAATTATAACCATCACTGGCCAATTCCAAACCTAATTTTTTAAACACGCCAGCTTGTCTATCAGTTGAACTCACTGTGGCTCCTGTGGGCCTGCTGCTATCATCAGTGGAATTATCTTCTTTTATAGTGGAAGTGTCCATTGGAAATAAAATAATAACTTTATCAGGTGTAGGAATTTTATTTTTAATAGCCTGTTCTAATAATATATCATTTATGGTTCTTTGTAGGCTGTGTATACCAGTTTGTAGCATTTCTTGAACAGTGCTACCTTGTAAATTCATGTCAGTTTTTATAGAACTTATTTCTTCACTATATGCTGCCTCGTTCCAAGCCACTGCTGTACATTCATATTGACTGCCCCGATCAGTAACTTTTAATTCTATGTTGGTAATTTTTATTGGAAAATGCCTAACAGTAACCACTTTTTCTTTGAAGTGGTCGTCCGGGCTATAATGTCCTTTAAACTCTAAGGTTAATAACATGGGCATAACTACCCAGTTTTCATATCCTTCTTGAGCAGCTGCCATTTGTAAACTTTGAAAAAATAATCCCATACTATAAGGTTCAAATACGGTAAAACTCATAGTGGTTGAGTTAGTATTTTTGGTCA